TCATCGCCCGTCGGCGGTACCGCTGGCGGTAGAAGAGCAGACGAGCGACGAGTACTCGGCCCAGAGCTTTGAGAGCCATTCCCGCTTCGTTTCCTCGCGGTAGCGCGTGTAGTGGCGTTCGTTCACCCCTGTCTGCGCGTGCCCCATCAGCTCCTTCCGCCACTCTTCGGGGCAGCCGAGATCGGCCAGGTGCGAGTTGAAACCCGCGCGCAGCGCATGGATGGTCAGCCGCCTGACACCGGCACGCTCGGCCAGGACCGGGAGAGCGTGCGTCAGGCCCTCTGGTCGGACGAGGCGACCCTTCCACAGAGTCAGGTGGCCGCGCTTGGCCCAAGAACGGATCTCGGTCGCCATCGGCTCGGGAAGCGGCAGCCAGCGGTCGCTGGCCAGAGTCTTGAGCGGGCCCGTCGTCACTTCCCTGCCGATCACCTCGACGTCGCGCTGGATGTGCAGCGACCCGTCGAGCAGATCCTCGGCCATGACGCCGAAGGCTTCGCCTCGCCTGAGCCCGAGCAGGGCGCACAGCCACAGCGGCCGGAACCACGTCGTGCCCTTTGCGACCTCGATCAGCTTCGACGCTTCTTCGAGCGTGTAGGCGGAGACGACGCGCCGGGTGCGCTCGGGAGGCAATTCGACGTGGCGGACGGGGTTCCGCTTGATCAGGTCGTCTGCCTCGGCCATTTCCATGATCGCGTGCAGGACCTTGCGGAGGTGGCCCACGCTCGACCGACTCAGCGGGCCGTAGCGGCGGGTGGACGGTGTGCCTTTGGGCGAGACGACGACCGTGGTGCGGTCGTCTCGGCCCTTGGAGAGCAGGAACGCTTGGACGTGGTGGCGGCCGAGCTCGTCCACCAGGATCGAGCCGAGGGCGGGCATGATGTGGGATGCGGCCCAGTCCACCTGTTCGCGCCACTTGTAGCTGTGTTCGGCCAGAGTGGGCGCGTAGATGCGGGCGAAGTACTCCTCGAGCGTCGGCCTGGCTTGGATCGGCGCGGTGGCGCGCTCGATTGCGGCGGCGGCCAGCTTATGCGCGAGCTTTCGCTCTGCTTCCTCGGGTGTCTTGCCGTAGGCCGAGAGCCTTTTGCCAGTCGGCTCTCGCTTCGTGGCCTCCCAGAGGCCGGTCGGTTTGTGGAATCTCGCCATCTCGTTCCTTCCTAAGTGTTTCGACCAGGTCGTCCAACTCCTGCACGAGGAACGCGCCGGTGGACAGAGGTCGGATGCGGCCGGTGCGGACGAACCGCTCGACAAACTGCCGCTGCGTGATGCCCATGAGCTCGGCGGCGTCCCTGCGGGAGACGCACGCGGCGGGCGTGTGGACGTGGCGCGGGACCCTCATCGGGCCTCCCTCGCGTAGACGTCTTTGGCGGGCTCTCGGACCTCGATCTCGACGCCGCATGGGTAGCGGCAGGTCAGCACGTCCTCCATCGTCCGCCAGTCCAGCAGACAGGTCCAGCTCGCAGGCTCCTCGATTTCGATTTCGGCGTTTATGATCCGAAGAGGGAACGCGACCGGGGTCATCGCTGCCGGGCCTCCTCCCACTGCATGTACTCCCTGGCGAGGGAGTCCGCCATGTGGATGGCCATCTGGCTGATCGCGGTCGGCTCTACGGTGCCGAAGTCGAGGTAGCCCTTCATGTCCGGGCACGCGAACTTGGCGACCAGGTGACCCGCGATCTGGGGCGCGAAGGTCTCGACCAGGCGTTCGTAGCGCGCGTCAGCCATTGCCCACCTCGCCGACCCACGGCCACCAGTGGAGGAGGAGGACGAAGATCACGAGGCCTCCTTCTTCCGCTTGCGCTCGGGCTTCTCGGGCTCGGCGGCTTTGAGTTCGGCTTCGACGGCCTTGCGGATGGCGGACGCGTCGATGCCGAGTTCGGCGGCGAGGCGCTTCGAGCGCTCCATCGTCATGTCGTAGGCGTAGGAACCGGGCTCCTCGTCCGTCCCGAGCTCGCGTGCCGCCTGGTAGGTCAGGGCGTGGCGCAGGACGGTTTCATCATCGAGCGCCAGGAACTCCGGCCAGTCCTGGACGCACGCCGCTTCGGCGAGTTGGAGCCTCTCGTAGTCGTTGGCCGCAACCGCAACGAGGACGCGGAGACTCTGGCCGTTGACTTCGCTTGGCAGGTTCTCCTCGATCGCGGCCTTCAGGCGCTTTCGGTACTCGCGGACCACCCGGTGCTTGGCCAGCTTCTTGGCTTGCTCGTCGCGCTCCTTGGCGTTTCGAGCCGCCTCGCTCATGGCGGCGCGGAAGGTCTTGCCGGTGAGCGGGTTCACGACCACCGTGTCTCCCTGCTCATGCTTGTAGCCGTTGAGCTGAAAGTCTTGGATGGAGCGCTCGCCGTGCGGAATTCCGCGGTTGTAGCCGTTTGACGCAAAGACGACATTCTCGCCTTCGGCCCTCAATCGTTCTGCGATGCGCGAGGAGTTCGCGGTCAGCTTCTTGTTGTAGCAGTCGGGCGCGAGGCACGCGTCCTGCGTCTCGCCCCAGAGGGCGGCTTGGGCTCCGGTGCGCTTTGGGCACGTGGTGCACGCTCCCGCATCGGGGACCAGCTCGGCGTCAGCGAGGTCGAAGGGGGCGTTGGCCAGCCTGTGTCCGTACCGGGTCTCGATTTCATTCTGGAGCCGACCGACCGCTGTTTTTGCCGGGCTCAGGTTGGACCAGTCGTAGTGCATGACGCTGCCCTTCCAAACCACATCGCAGATCAGGTTGCCGAGCACCTCCTTCTGGACGTCGGCTGGCAGGGTGGCCAGGATGTGCGCGTGGCCGAGGAGGATCAGGTCGTTCTCGAGGGCATCGCGGCCCTCGGGGATGAGCGAGAGCAGCTTCATGCGGCCGACCACGTACTGCGGGGTGCGGCCGATCCGGCTTGCGAGTTCTTTCACGCGGTCGCGCATTTCGAGCTCGGGCCAGCGGAGATTCACCAGGCGATGGAAACCCTCGGCTTCTTCGAGCGGCTCGACGTCGGCGCGCTGGTTGTTCTCGATGACCGCGACTTCGAGGGCCTCGGCGTCGGTGAGCGGTTTGACGATCGCCGGGATGGTGTCCAGGCCCGCCAGTTGGGCGGCGCGCCACCGGCGTTCGCCGGCCACGAGCTCGTAGGTCGAATCGTCGGCGCGTTCGGGCGGCGTGGGGCGCACGATCACGGGCTCGAGCACGCCGAACTGCCTGATGCTCTCGGCGAGTTCGGCGAGCCTGGCTTCATCGAAGCGCTTGCGCGGGTTGTAGGGCGAGCGGGCGATCAGGGAGAGTTTGAGTTCGGTCATGGTCTTGTTGCCGCCGATGCGGCGCGTTGTTGGGCGCGGAGGGATCGGGCGTGGGCCTCGAGGTTGTTGGCCTCGGTGGTCCAGAGATCGATCTCGGTGTCGATGGCGGCGCGGCGCTGTTTGAGCTCGGCGACGCGTTCTCGCGCGGCCGCGGCTCGGGCGTCGAGGTCGTCCGGGTTGGAGAGTTCGGGTGTGGTCATCGGTTCACCATTTGGGCCAGCCACCAGCACGCGTAGGCGATGGAGGCGATGGCGACGGAGGCGGCTTTCCAGCGGTTCAGGACCAGGGCCCTGTGCTGTCGGCGCTCCCAGCGGGACTGGCCCTGGGCGGCGCGGTAGATGCGCTCGAGGGCGGCCTCGTCGGCGATGTTGCGGGCGGCGTTCAGGGCGTCGGCGTAGCGCTGGTGGCCGCTGGACCGCATCGTGCCGCCGTCCGGCAGCCAGACGGTGGCCGACCACGTGTCGCGGTCGCCTTCGACCTGGATCGGCGCGCCGCGGTAGACGCAGCTCGAGCAGAGGCGGCGCTTCACAGCGACTCCTCCTCTGGAACTCCGGCGACGATCTGCCCGCGCCTTGTGACACGGTAGGTACGCCCGGCCCAGGCTGGCGTGTTCATCAGCTCCATCAGCCCGCGTTCGACCAACCCGTCCACAACTGGGTCCTGCCCTACGTTGTAGTGGTTGCGCCAGCCGAGCGTTTTTGAAGGCCATCCGAGGGAATGGAGCAGAGTGTGGAATTCGGCCTCCGTGACGGGTTCGATGCGGCGATTGACCACCCGCGCCAACACCTCGACGGCATACATCGGGTAGCGCGTGGAAACCGAACGCGATCCGTCGCGCTCGCCGAACGTGCTTTTGTCGTAGGCGATGGCGATGCACGTCAGGTCGCTGTGGCCGACGATGAACCTGGCGTGTCGGCTGGGCACCGTTTGGCCGGGTTGGACGAGGTACGCCGTCCGTGTGTTGGCATAGATCGCTGGGGTGTTGCCTTTGTGCTTCATCGGCTGGCCCTCCTCGCCCAACGGCGGATGTCGCGGTCGCCGAACTCGACCACCGCGGCGTTGGCGACGGCCCATTCGAGGGCCTGGCGCATGGCCTCGGCGCGATCGTCTGCGATACCCGACGCGACGCACGGGCCGTTCCAGATGGGACGACGGTGATAGGGGCAGACCACCGCCCACTGCGCGCGGCCGCCGATCGAGTCGGTGAACACCCTCACCATGGCGTAGCGGGCGCGGGTGCGCGGCCTGGACGGCCACGCTTCGCCTGGAAGTCGGAGGCGGGATTTCATCGTCTTGCGGCCACCTCTTGGGCCATCCGGTCGTAGGCTTCGGCCTCGGTGATCTTGCGGAGGGTGTCCTCGGCGTGGCCGAGGTCCTTGCACGACTCGATGCGGACGCCCTTGCGCGTTTCGATCGCGACGGCGTGCCCCGTGCCGGTCTGATAGATCCGGTAGGGGAGGCCGTTGCACGTCCCGCGCTGCACCAGCTCGCCGCCTTCGACCACGGCCTGGCGCAGGTCGGCTTTGAGCTGGTCGTAGTCGGGCTCGCCGACGCCGTAGACGCGGGCGGTTTCCCGGTCGCGCGTTTCGCCGGCCGCGATCGAGAGCCGCTCGAGGGTGCGTTGCAGGTCCTCGATCTGCGGTCGGAGCCCGCGGTGGCAGTGTGGACAGAGTTGGCGGGCGTCTCTGAGCTGGCGGCGCGCGATGGCCGCCAGCTTCTGGATGCGCTCGAGGTCGGCCAGGACCTGCGTCATCGCTCGTCTCCCTCGAATTCGGAGTTGCGGAGCATCCGGCCCCATTGGGTGATGTACGCGTCGTCGGGTCCGGTCGGCGGCCGGCCAGGACCGCTGGCGTGGACCAGCGTGAGCTGTTTCACGTGGAACACGCGCGGGGTGCGGTTTCGCTCGGGGATGCCGCCCGGGTAGTAGTCGATCGAGAACCGGGCCTTGGTCGGGCACTCGGGTTCGCCGAGGCGGTAGGTGTTGCCGTAGTGGACGACGGTGTCGGGCCGGGCGGTGGCCTCGGCGGCTTCGATCCCTCCTCGGCCCTCGCCAGGCTTGGGAAGGACGAGCTCGCGGAGGCCGTCGGCGTGGTAGAACGCCTTGACTTCGAAGCCGTTGGAGCGGACTCGCTTGGCCACGATCTCGGCGGCGGCGCGTTCGCACGTGCACCCGGCGATCTGCTCTTGGATATGCGGAGGCGCGAGGACCATGTCCGTGGCGTCGCCGCGGCGCCAGTAGCAGCGGATGATGCGGCCGGATTGGCCGATCTGCTTGTCGTGCCGGATCTTCAGCACGATGGTCTCGTGGTCGTATTCCGCGCCGACCGCCTTGCTGGCGGCGTCCACGATGGCCTGGTCGGCCTGGCGGGCGAGGTAGGCCTGCTTGACCGCTTCCGCGTCGCGGGCGGCGACCTGGGCCTCGGCGCTTCGGGCGGCGCTTCGAGCGGCCTCGACGGCGCGCTTGTGGGCTTCGGCTCGATCGGCGGCGGCCTGGCGCTCGGCGAGGACCTCGGCGACGGGCCGCATGCGGCCGCCCACGAGGATGTTGGCTCCGGGCACGTTCTGCAGCGCGGAGAGCAGGGTTCCCTGGCGCGGCTGGTACTGGCTGTTCGGTTCGGTTCGGTTCATTTCGTCGTCTCCTGTGCGGTGACGACTCTATGATAACACAGATTGTTTAGTTTTGCAAACACTTTCTAAAGAAAATGTTGACGCTCCTGTGCCCGGCATGGGCCCGTGCGGGGAAAGGGTTGGCAAGGGTGGCGCGGCTTGGTCGCCGAAAACGGGTCGGCTGCCGCGCCGGTGAAGTCGATGAAGAAACAGAAGAACAGTGAAGTTCAGTGAAGTGTATGGAAGGTCAGGGAAGGCGCGCGGGCGCGCGGGCGCGCGCGCGCGTTGCGTTGCCCTGAGGTTAGCCCCCGGGCTGAGTGGACCAGAGTCAGAGCACGTCGTCGGAGTTGGGCGGATAGTCGACGAACGGACTCAGCCCGATGAACTCATTGCTGCAGTTGCCCTCGTAGACCTTGATCGCGTTCAAGATGGTTCGGGCCTGTTTCCAATAAGCCGGGAAGGGTGGATAGAACGCGAGGATCCCGGGGTGCTGGATGCCTGTTCTGTGAAGGGCCAAGAAATCGTCCGCGTTGCGCGTCACGAGAATCCTCTCGGACTCGATGGCCGCTGCTAGCACCACGTCGTCGTCTGCGTCCGTAAGTCCAAGGGAGTACACGGTGGCGACGTCGCACCCGCTCGCCGCCAGCTCGGAGACGGTTGTCTTGCGCTGGCTGTCCTCGTCAAAGAGAATCCGAATCTTGGGCTGCTCGTTCACCGAGTGGCCGCCCTCTTGATCGCTTCCCGCTCTTTGCGCAGGATGAGTTCTCGATTGGCTCTGCACCACTCGACGGCTTCCCGGACCGCTGCAACACTCACGTAGTGATCGTCTGCGGCTTCCTCAATGGTCAAGCCAGCCATCTCAAGGTGATGCACGACCGTCCACGCACGCTTGCGGGTGCCTTTGATGAACATCTCCCACGACCCAGGGCGCTGGGCAAGGTGCTCGAACGTCATGTCGGATCCGTTGGAATGCTTGGGAGGCTGCGTAGCAGTTCCTCGAGAATCACGTGGGCGTCTCGGGCGGCAGGCCCACACTGGTGGATCAGCGCCGCAGCCAAACGGATGGCGTGCGGAACACCGAGCACAAAGGTGGCGATGGCCTCGGTCGCCACCGAAGCCTGGCCACTTTCACCCGGAGATTCGAGGCAATGCATCTTCCGCAGGTAGAAAGTAGTGAACACTTCCTCCGCCGTCGCGCGGACCATTGCGTGGTTGGCGTAGTAGACCGGGCTGTCGATTTCGGACTGTCGATCGACAAGGGTTACCACTTCAATTTGCTGCGGCGGTTTCGATGGTTCGGGCATCGGTTGCGTCCTCGGTTCATTCCAATCTTCGGAAGCCAGAACCCTGAACACCACTTCCAAGGTCCACAGCCACCGTTGTCAATACTTCGTACGCGAAAAAGTGTATCACGGTTGCCCATCGAATGCCTGCCGACTTATGTCTAGCTACACCACGGGCGCCGTGGCGGGATCCCAGCGTAGGCCGTTGGGGTCGGAGTCGGTGATGCGCCTGGGCCCGATGTCGCGCACGTAGGCGACCAGGACGCCTTCGATCTCCCACTCCCTCGCCGTCGCCCTCGGGTAGGCCTGGTTGATGGGCACGAGCTCGAAGCCCTCGCCGTTGTGCCTGTAGACCTTGACCGTGAGGGCTTTCTCGTCGTTGCGGGCGAGGACGGTCTGGCCGATGCGGGCGCTCTTGGCCGCCTTGAACACGGCGATGTCGCCGGGGTGCAGGAACGGAAACATCGAGTCGCCGTCCACGACCACGCCGAAGCAGTCCTGGGCGACCAGGTGCGCGGGCACGGGCTCGAAGTCCTCGCACTGGTAGGGGTCGGTCCAGTGCCCCGCTCCGGCGCGGCTGACGATCGGCAGCATTGCGTCGGGGATCGGCTCGACTCGGAACGGAGTGGTGCGCTCGGCGACGGCCCTCGGCATCGGTGGCGGCGGTTCGTCCTGCGGGTCGCCCATGAGCCAATCCACGGTGACGCCCAAGACCCGAGCCGCTTTCAACACGATGTCGTTCGGTGGATCGCTTCGGCCCGACTCCCAGTTGTAAAGCCTCTGCTGCGACACGTCGAGGCGGCGCGCCAGATCGGCCGGGCGCAGGGGGCCTGGCCCGACCGCCGAGCGGGCGATTCTGATCCTTTTGCCGATGTCGCCGACAGCCACAGCAAACATTTTGAAAGAGTATTGTAGGCGAAGTGTTGAAAAAACTATAGGACTTGTGTATGATAGAGAGCATCTGATGAGCGAACCCAAGACATTCCCGAACGGCCGTCCCCGTGGTCTGGAGGCTCTCACCCGCGACGAGCACGAGTGGCTGCTTCAGGCGGTGCCGAGCGGCCTGGTCTCGAAAATCGAGGCCGCCGCGAAGCTCGGGATCTCGCTGCCGACCGTGGAGAAGTGGCTGACCCGGCCGGTCGGATTCAAAGCCAATCGAGGTCGGGCCCGGAAGGGCGCGGCCTGATCTTTCGTCACTCCGGCCCCCGCTGGGGGTCGGCCCTAGGCCGAGGGCAGAGGCAAGAGCAAAAGGAACCGAACCGAAGATGAGCGAACGCAACTACGACGCACTGAACGCCAAGGCCCCCGCGGGCGGCGGCTCGACCACTTATCTCCGTCTCGCGCACGGGGCGCTGTACCAGGACAAGAAGGAGTGGGGCAAGGAGCTCCGCGGCTTTTACACGGGCCACACGTTGAAGCGTGACCCCGGCAACGCCGCGGCGCGCATCGACCCCAACTGGAAGCTGCAGGTCTGGTTCGACACTCCGAACGGGCGGGTCGCGGTCGAGACCAACACGAACAGCAAGAACGCGTTCGGGATGCTGACGTGCTTCCTGTACCCGATCGAGGTGGACGAGCCTGTTCTGATGAGCGTGTGGGCGGGCGAGGGCGAGGGGACGGCGAACCCGCCCGTCTGCGTGGCCCTGTACCGGCTGGACGAGGCCGCGAACGAGTTCAAGATCGTGCCGAAGTCCGAGCGTTTCCGCGCCGACGGCGAGTTCTGGAGCGAGCGGGAGCCCGAGTACCTGGCGATGCTGCGCGAGCACGTCGGCTATCAGGAGCCGAAGAGCTCGGTTCCGGAGGCGAGCGAGTTCGATTTGACGGACGAGTTCTTGAAGAGCAAGGGCTGGCCGACGCTCGAGGAGGCGCCGGACGTTCTGCACGCGGTGTTCCAGAAGGCGCTGGGCTTCGACTTCGCGGGCTTCGAGAATCTGACTGCCTCCGAGTGGAACCAGGCTCGGCTCGTGTTGGGCCGGGCGCAGAACACGCCGAAGCTGATCCGGGAGTATCTGGAGTCCAACCCTGCGCCGGCGGCGGCGAAGGGTGCCGCGGAGGAGTACGACCCGTTCGCGGACGAGTGAGGAGACCATGAGCCAGACTAGCGAGCCTTTGGTGGATATGCCCCTTGGCGAGATCGAGGAAGCGATCGAGCGGGCAGACGGGATCTTGGTCGAGGCGATGAAGAAGGCCACGGTGATCGTGACCCTGCACGACCTGAACGAGGTGGCGGCCGCCGCGGCGCTCTTGTTGGCGCGCGTCCAGAAGTTGGAGGCGCAGCTGGCGAAGGCCTCCACGGTTGTGGACCCTGTTGAACGGGTTGACGAGGCCGCCCCGATCACCGAGCCCGAACTGTCGCCTCAGTCGGTCGAAGAGCGGGACTGGTTGCGCTCGAAGGGCCTGGACGCTTCGGCGGCATTGCTGCTCGTGCGTTGGATGGCCAACCAGCCTCGAGGAACGGCGACTGCCTCGGAAGCGGCCGCCAAGTGGGACCTGACCACCGACCAGGCGCTGGCGATGGTGCAGCGGTACGGGCCGATCATCGGACAGTTGCGAGAGCTGCGAGGCACGAAGTACGACGAGAAGTTCGCCGAGTTCAAGGACCGGTTGGGGGTGGCGGAGTGAAGCCCTACGAGTTGCGGTTGAAGCTCTCGCCGCTTTGGAAGGCGATCAGGAAGATCGACGTCGAGGTTCGGCGCTTCGATCGGCAGGACCAGGCGATCGAGCAGATGCAGGTGGCCCGCCTTACGCAGGTGTTCCACAAGGGTCGTCCGTGCGGCGCGCGCTACGTGGGCGGGGTGGTGAAGAGCCCGACGGCCGGCGTCGTGGGCTTCTTCGGCGAGGAGGTTCCGGAATGAGCGCTTCTTCGACGGGCGCCGAGTGGTTGGACAGGCTGGACGCTCTCCTGGAGAGGTGCATCGTGGAGGGTCGCGAGGCGAGGCAAGAAGAGCTTGCGGCGAGAGTCGAATCTCGGCTAGCCTCCCTGGCCCGGGAGCAGCTTGACCGAGAGGGAATGGCGGACGCGAGAAGGAGCCGCACCAAGGCGATCCTGGACGCGGCCGACGGAGACGGAGACACGTTGCTGGTGCTTGCCGCCTGTGTCTTGATCTCCACGGAGTTGGAGATTTGCGATCGGCTTGCGCGTCAGGTGCTGCTCCACGTTGGAAAGCACCGCACCGCCTTTGCGGCCGAGTACCCGCTGCTGCTGTCCAAGTCGGTGCCGCGCCGATCCGAGGAGGTTCCGGAATGAGCGCTTCGGGTTGGATCGGCGTGGACCTCGACGGCACGCTGGCCCGCGTGGACTACGGCAAGGTGTACGACGGCAGTATCGGCGAGCCTATCCAAGACATGGTGGACTTCGTCCGGCTGTTGAACCCTCGTCTGGTCGAGTTTCGCGTGTTCACCGCTCGTGTGGCCAGTCCGCTTCAGCGTTGGGAGGGCTACGACTTCCCCTGCGAAGCGTATGCGATCCGCTATCAGCGAATGCTCATCGAGGCGTGGTGCCTGGAGCACATCGGGTGCGTGTTGCCGGTGACGGCGACCAAGGATCACCAGTGCGTCGCCATCATCGACGACCGGGCGATTTCCGCACCGCACAACTTCGAGCGCCTACCGGTCAGGGCCGTGAATCTGATCCAAGGTCGGCTTGTGGGTGCGGGATGGGCGATGGATCGGGTGTCCGATCTTCTGGGTGGCCAGTGGGGCTATCCGCTTGGAGGCGAGGAATGAGCGGGCCGATCGCGACCGAGGCGGAGGTCCAGCGCTCGATCATCAAATTGCTGGAATGGGCCGGATTCGTCGTGTGGTCGACGTCGAGGGTTCGGCGGCGGTGTTCCCATTGCGGTTCGTACTCGAGCGGCGGAGACGGCGTGGAGAAGGGGTTGCCCGACCTGGTGTTCTGCCACCCGAGAATCCCGCGCTTGCTTGGCGGGATCGAGGTGAAGGGGCCCAAGACCACGATCTCTCCGGAGCAACGGGCGGCCGCGGACGCGGGTTGCTACGCGATCTGCCGCTCACCCGAGGAGGCGGCGCTGGCCGTGGTGAACTGGTGGCGATCCTACGCCCGGTGTCCCGATCCTGTGCCGAGCGCGGTCCTGCGACTGGTCGAAGCGGGGTATCGGCAGTGAGCGTGACGGTGCAGGGATTGATCGAGCTGGCCAGGGTTGCGGCCGGCGAGGATCGCCGCGCCCAGGAGCGCTGGCTGCTCGACCGGGCCAAGGGCGTCGGCCACGAGCCGACCCTGGTCGCCATTCAAACGGCCGTTTCGGTGGTGCGGCTCCGCATCTGGCTGGAGGCCTGCCGTGGCTAAGCGCGCGATCGTTTGGATCCTGCGGCGCGTGGACGACCTGGTGTTCGGGCTGTTGCTCGCTTGCCTGGTCGTCGCGATGCTGATTATCGGCGAGGAGGGTTGGGAGTGAACCTGTTCGAGATTCCGGAGCCGACCCGCGAGATCGCCCTGCGGCCGTATCAGGAGGCCTGCTTGCAGGCGGTGGAAGCGGGCTTCGACGCGGGCATTCGGCGCGGCTTGCTGGTGTTGCCGACGGGCACGGGCAAGACCACGATCTTCAGCGAGTTGGTCAAGCGCCGCGCCCAGCGGAGTCTGATCCTCGCCCACCGCGTCGAGCTGCTCGACCAGGCGGCGGCACGGTTGCGCTCGATGGGCGCGGGGCGGTTTGTTTCGGTCGAGGGCGGCGACCAGCGTGCCGACCCGGGCTCGGACGTGGTGGTCGCCGGGGTCCAGTCGATCGGCAGGGAGCGCACGGACCGGCTGAGCTGGTTCGATCCCCGGCTGGTGATCGTGGACGAGGCCCACCACGCCTGCGCCGACTCGTACATGCACGTTCTGCGCCGCTACGGGTGCTTCGGCGATGGCGCCCGGTGTTTGGGCGTGACGGCCACGCCCCACCGCCTCGACAACAAGCCGCTGCACGGCACCGAGCGCTCGATCTTCGAGTCGGTGTTGTTCCAGTACACGCTGCGCGAGGCGATCGGGGCCAGTTGGCTCTGCGACCTGCGCGGCTACCGTGTGCAGGGCGGCGCGGACCTGAGCGGCGTGAAGAGCTCGATGGGCGACTTCAACGCCGGTCAGCTGGCCAGCCGCGTCGACAACCCCGAGCGCAACGTCGCCGCCTACAAGCACTGGGCCGAGGTGGCCCGAGACAGGCGGACGGTCGTGTTCTGTTGCACGGTCGACCACGCCCTGCACGTGGCCGAGCTGTTCCAGGACCGCGGCGTGCGCGCCGAGTGCGTCCACGGGGCGATGGATCCGGAGGAGCGGTCCGCGATCATGGGCCGCTTCCGCTCCGGCGAAACGCAGGTGCTGACGAACGTGGAGATCGTGACCGAGGGCGTGGACGTGCCCGAGATCGGTTGCGTCCTGCTTCTGAGGCCGACGCAGAGTTGGGCGCTCTACACGCAGATGGTGGGTCGAGGTTTGAGGCCTCTGCCCGGCAAGCCCGACTGCATCGTGATCGACGTGGTGGACGCGAGCGCCGACAAGAGCCTGGCGAGTTGCCCGGGGTTGCTGGGCTTGCCGCCCGATCTCGACCTCGAGGGCAATTCGCTGAGCGCCGCGGCCAAGCGCGTGGACTCGTTCAGCGACGGCCGCAAGGCGGCCTTGTTCCGGAGGCCGACCACGTTCAGCGGGCTGTTCGACGAGCTGACCGAGGTCGACCTGCTGTCGGAGCTCGCCATTCCGGAGGAGGCGGCCAAGTGCTCGCGATTCGGGTGGCTGAAGCTCGGGGACGAGCAGTACCGGCTGAGCTGCGGCGGCGATGAGTCCGAGGGTCGCAGGGCGGCGGTGCTCTCTGTGGATCCGCTCGGCGCCTGGTCGCTGCGTCTGGTGTCGGACAAACGCGACCTGTGCCACCCGGTGGGCGACGATCTGCGCTCGGCGTTCCGGCTGGCCGACGCGTTGATCCGGCAGGCGTATCCGGGCGTGGCTGCGGTGGCGGATCGTTCGGCGCCGTGGCGGAGTTCGCCGCCGAGCGAGAAGCAGATCGGTGTGTTGAAGCGGTTTCGGGTTCAGCCCGACGTGCTGGCGACGCTGGACAAGGGTCAGGCGAGCCAGCTCATCACGAAGCTCATGGCGGAGGCGGGAAGGTAGGCATGGCAGGATCGGGACGATGGATCAGGCTCGACGTGAACTGGGACGACTCGGCATGGCTGGCGGACCTGCCTTGGCCGGTGAGGGCCGTCTGGCCGCTCATCCTGGCCCACGTGAAGACGATGGGAAGCGGCGGAGTGTGCGAGGCCCCCAACATGCGGCGCTTCTGCGCGGCTCACGACGTGCCCCAGGAGTGCGTCGAGGCGTTCCTCGATGGCGCGCACAGGGCGGGTGCCATGAATGTCGAGGGTTCGGAGTGGACCGTGGTCAAGTGGCGCACCTACCAGGAGTCCGATTCAGCGGAGCGGATGCGCCGCATGCGATTGCGGAACAACCCGTCACCTGAAGAGGCCGCCCAGCATGAAGCGTCACAGCCCGAACAGGATGAGGAAGTGACGAACACCGGAGCGTGTGACGTCACAGCCCGTAACGTGACGTCACCCTGTCACGCGACAGAGACAGAGACAGAGACAGAGAGCTACGCTCTCAGTATTTCGGCGGCTCCGCCGGTCCCCGAGCGTGAACCCCTCGGCTCGACCGGGCCGCCTGGGCGAACCGGTCCCGAACCCGCGAAACCGCCCCCCGCCTGGTGGCCGGACCGCTACCCGGAGTCGCGCTTTCCGACCCCCGAGGCGTGGTGGGACGAGTTCAGCCGGGCTTTTCCGCGCCGGGCCGGAGACTCCAAGCTCAAGCTCGGCGCGGAGCTGGCCAGGCGGCTGCTCCGGGAGGGACGCGGCGACCTCGAGGAGCGCATCCTGGCCGGCGCTAAGCGCTACCGGGACTGGTGCGAGGCCACCGGCAAGCTGCGGACCGAGTTCGTTCAGCAGGTGCCGACCTGGCTCCGGAACCGTGGCTGGGAAGAGCCCTGGGAGATTCCGCCGGACGTTCCGGCGAAGCCCGTGAAGCCGCGGGTCGGGCCGGGCAAGGGCAACAGTTGGAGGAGCGACCTTGGCATCAGCGCTTAGCCCCGAGCTGGTCGGGCGCTGCCTCGAGATGTGGCAGTGCCTGGCCTACCCGAAGGCGGTGACGGGCGACCTGGTGCGCGCCTGGCAGGTCGCTCTGGCGCGCCACGACGTCGCCGAGGACGAGTTCCGGGAGTCGGCCCAGCGGCTGCTCGACCGGCGCGAGTACCCGACTCCCGCAGACGCCCTGGCCGAAGTCGTTCGGATTCGCTACGAGCGGTCGCTGCTCGATCCGCCGTGCGTCGAGGTGTTGGACTCTGGCGGCCACGTGCGGCTGGCGTCTCGTTCGGCGGCCGCGGCCATGCGGACGCTGCCCGCCAGAGTCCCTTCGAGATCGGGCGACAGAGTGCGCGATCTGGTGGGCCCGTTGGCCGAGCGATTTGGAAACCTCATGGAGACGAGGAAACCTCATGGAGACCACTGAGTACACCGAAAAGCGCGAGAAGCCGGGGCGACCGGAAGTGTTCAGTTGGCATTGGTGGCAGCACCCGAGCCGCGACGGGTTGAACCGGGCGTGCCGGTGCTGGGCGCAGGTGGTGCGCTGGCGCCGCTCGCCTCGGTCCGAGGGCGCCTTGTGGCCGACCCACCACGTCGAGGACGACGAGGTTTGGGTGGAGGTGGATGGCAAGCGCACGCTGGTCTATCGGAAGTATTTGCCGGGCGGCTCGACCAGGCCGCGCGACCCGCTGCCCGCGATCGCGTACCCGTACCTCGGCGTCGAGGGGACGGCCCTGGACTCGGCGGGCGGAGTCGAGGCCGTGGCCGAGGAGATCAAGCGGTGCCTGGCCCGACAGTTCGTCCACGGGTCGGGCCGCGTGGTGTCGGCGAAGGACTCTCAAGGGCTCTGGCGGCTGATGGAGGCGTTCGTTCGGCTCGGCCAGGAGCGGTTCCCTTAGCGGTCGCCCATGCGGCGAATCTCGGCCAGGCGGGAGATTTCGTCGGTGTCGTACAGCCCGCTCGACCAGGTGGCGATGGTGAGGTCCGCCGGGCCTAGCCGGTCGAGGATGCAGCGGACGATGTTGAGCAGGGAGAACGCTCCGTTGGTGAGCCCGACCAGACGCGTGCCGGGTTCCATCTGGGCCACGACGCGGGCGGCGCTTTCGTCGCCAGTGCGGTCGGCGACGACCCGTCGCTTGCTGGTTTTCACGACTTGCATTTCGATCCTCGCTCGATGAGGTCCTCGACGGCCCGGCTGAGGTTCAGCGTGTTGGCCTCGGCGTGGTCCTGGACCGCCCGCATCGCGCGGGCCGAGATTCTGGCCGTGAGTTTGATTCGCCGCTCCTCGGGCGGGAGCGGAGGGCGGCCTGGTTTGCGATCAGTTGACATCGGCCCAAGCCTCCACGATCAGCGCGTCCATGACAGGGTCGGCGTCGCCACCATTCGCCCGGTGGGCGCGGTACCACGCGGTCAGCAGCCCGGCCACGTTGTCCTCGTGCTGGGCGCGGAACACCTCGACGTCCAGGCCGTTGGCCGCGCAGAGCGCTTCGATGGGCGCCCAGTCGAAAGCCACCTCCCCCGACGGGAGCCGGGAGAGGTGGAGGTGCGACCAGCGGACGGTGGAAGGGACGGCTAGAGTCACTGGGACTCCTCTATGGGTTCGGATGATTTTGGTCGCCCCGCAGGTCGCGGGTCGGGTCGGGGCGCGTCGTCTGGAATCACCCAGATTGGGCCCCTAGGTGTTTGGGTGCAGGCGCACGGGATGCGCCCCTGCCTGCACCATCGGTTGACGAGTCGCCGGGAGACCCCCCAGCGCTGGGCTGCTTCGGTGGTGGTTATGTCTGTTGTTCCTCTACTTCGAGCCTCGGGGCTCGGCTCAACCTCTGGGGCTGAGCCCAAACCCGAGGGTCTGGGGTGGGGTGGGTTATAAGGGAAGAATGAGCCGGAGGGCGAACTCAACGTCGCTTGTGTCGTCGACCTGCTTGCCCTTGTGGTAGAGCGCGAGTACCACATTGCCGCCGTGGTCGCGCTTGATGTCGCGCATCTCGGCGAGCAAGGTTCGAGCCGTGCCGTAATATTCGGTGTAGCCCATCGCCCACGGGTCGTCTCCGGTGATGGCGGCGGCCGCCCTCAAGGTAAATCTGCTGCGGGGTGAGAAGTTATCCATTTGTTCGTGTTCCTCTCTGTGGGTCTGTCCCACATTGATATTGTATACCATGCGGAACAGAATGTCAAGGGGTTTGGGCGAAAAAGTGCGAGAATAATTTAGCCTAAAATTGACAGCCTCGAACCTGGGGCGTAGAATGGCGATCGTAGGCTCTCGCGTTGCGCGCGGAGCCGACGCTTGACACCTCCCCTCCTCTCGCGGCGGGCCAGTGGCCCGGGTTACGGTTCGGTTTTCCGGGTCGGCCCGTCGAGAGAGGCTCCAGCCGCGGGCAACCCGGGCGGCGGCCTTCTTTCGTCTTTGGTGAACACTCGATGTCGTTTCGACCGACCGCCATCGTGCTGCACTGCAGCGCTTCTCAATGGGGCGACGCGGAGGCGATCCGGGATTGGCACGCCTCGGGGAACGGGTGGAGCGACATCGGCTACCACTACGTGGTGCTGAACGGGCGCAGGGCGTCCCGTTTGGCGTTCGACCCTGAGCTGAACGGCGTTGTCGAGCCTGGCCGAAGAGAGGGCGTGGCTGGGGCGCACTGCAAGGCGCGGGGCATGAATTCGATTTCGCTGGGTGTTTGCGTGATCGGGTCGCCGGGCTTCAAGCCTGCGGGCGTGCCGATCGCTCCCGCCTGGTGCTTTCAGGGCCTGACCAAGCCGCGGCGCGAGCAGATCGCTTATTGCTCGACGGCGCAGATCGCGGCTGTGATCCGCTTGTGCGCCGACCTGTGCAGCCGTTACGGGATCGCGGTTTCGGCCATCACCCAGCACAGCGACCACGAGCCGGGCAAGCCTTTGTGCGCGAGTTTGAGCACCGACTACATCCGGCAGCGGGTGCGCGAGGAGATGCGATGACGGAGAGGCTGAAGAGCAACCTGACGATGGCTCAGTTCCTAATCGGGCTGGCCGTGGCGATGATTCCGGCCGGGATCTCGATCGGCATGTTCGTGGCTGCGCACGACGCGCAGGGCCAGAGCATTTCGAAGCTCGAGCGCGAGCAGGAGCGGAGGACGGAGGAGTGGCGCGACTGGCGCGATGGCGTGGACGCCGACCGATCGGCGGCCAAAGCCTATCAGACGGAGATTCTCAGGCGCCTCGACCGTATCGAGGCGAAGTTGGACAGGTAGGACCATGAAACAGAAATACGATCCCATGCAGGCCTTCAAGGCCACGGTCATCGGGTGGGTCGGCTTCCGGGTGGCGGGCGTCACGTTGCCGCCCGAGCTGGACGGCCAGTTCCGGGAGCTTGTCGCCGGGCTTGTGGCCTTTGGCATCGACGCGATCTACTTCTGGCTGATCAGCCGGCTGAGCGGGCCGAAGCCGTGGATCGGGCTGGTGCTGGCGTTCCTTCTGCTGGCTCCGGTGTCCGCTCACTCCCAGACTCCGCAGGTCAAGGCTTCATACCTCTGGGACTCTCGCGACGGCTGGTCCGAGATGCTGTTCTTCGATGAACAGCGTTGGGCGATCCGGGACGTGTTGGGCCTGAAAGGCTTCGATTTGCAGCCAGTGGTCTGGGGCGACCCGACCGGGCGGCACGGTGGCGGCGGCGCGTTGGTCTGCAAACACGCCGTGGCTCGCAACCTGTGGTTGCACGCTGGCCCTGCGGTGGGCGTTTACGAACGCGAGCGCCCGCGCTTGGGCCTGTTCGTTGGCTTCAGCCTCGACGTGTTCGGCGGTCGCTGATTCCTTCGCTTAGACCTGGTTCCGAATGTCGGCCAATTGCGCTTCGATATTGGAGAGCCGCGAGTCAATAGTTGCGAACTGCTCTTTTGCCAAGACCATGAGCTCGCGAGCAACAACGCCCGGATCAAACTGGCTGATTACGGCGATTGCGGCGCCGCATGATGTGCAGATCACGAAAGGGCTTCTGAACTGCGCACCCGCAATGTCGCCGACGGGGTGAGAAAGCTGAAACGTGGTGTTTCCGACAGTGTCCGCATTTGGGAGTCATAACGAATGCAATCCTTCGCTGATCGCAAGAAGTAATCCTCCAAACGAACCATGGCTCAGTGCACAGCCACTTCGAAGCGCACCGGGGAGCGGTGCAAGCGGGCCGCTGTGGCCGGTGCCGAGGTTTGCCGGATGCACGGGGCGCGCGGCGGGCGGCCGGTGGTGCATGCGCGTTACAGCAAGTTTCTGCCCAGGCGGCTTGCCAGCCGCTATCGCCAGTTGGCGAGCGACGATTCGCTTCTGCAGGCGCAGGAGCATCTGGCTCTGCTGGAGACGCTGCTTAGCGAGCGGCTCGCCAAGCTGGGCGAGGAGAGCCAAGCCGAACTCTGGGGCCAGGCCAACGACGCCTACCGCGAGGCGCGGGCCGCGATGAACGACGGGGACGCGGCCAAGACGATGACTGCGCTGGGTTCGCTCGGCGACATCCTCAAGAACGGGTTGGGCCAGGCGAAGGCCGAGTCCGACATCCGGGCTCTGATCCAGGAGTCGGTGCCCGTTCGGCGCATCGAGCTCCAGCGGTTGTACGCCGAGGAGACCGCGGTCACGGCCAAGCAGGTCCAAACGCTCCTCGCGGCGGTGCTCGATGCGATCAACAGGTTTGTCGACGATCCAGAGGCCAAGCGGCGGGTCGGCGAAGAGCTGCTACGCCTCGCTGGTTGAGGGGCTCGCGGCGGGCCTGATGGCCGAGCCGCCCGCAGCGGCGCTTTCAAGCTACCGCCAGTGGTACGAGCGCACGATTCAGCCCGGCTGGTCGGTGCCTCAACACATCGACGCGATGTGCGCGAAACTCGACGCCGTGACTCGCGGCGAGATCGACCGGCTGGGCATCTTCATGCCGCCTCGCCACGCGAAGAGCGAGACGGCGACGATTCGGTACCCGGTGTTCCGGCTGCTGGGACAGCCCGCTTTGCGGGTGCTGGTCACGGGCTACAACGAGCGGTTCGCCCGCAAGCTGGGCCGAAAGACGCGCAATCTGGCCGTTCAGCAAGGGCTGAAGCTCGCCAGCGACTCGACCGCCGCCGACGAGTGGCACACGTCCGAGGGCGGGCTGCTGATGGCTCGCGGCGTGGGCTCGCCGCCGACTGGTCAGGGCTTCGATCTGATTTTGATCGACGACCCGATCAAGAGCCGCGAAAACGCCGATTCCGAGGTGTTTCGAGAGTCGGCCTGGGAGTGGTACTCCGAAGAGATTTACAGCCGCCTGGAGCCGGGCGGCGCGATCGTGCTGACTCTGACCCGTTGGCACGAGGACGACGTTGCGGCCAGGGCGCTTGCATCCGAGCCGTTCGAAAACCTGAGGCTGCCGGCGTTTGCGGAGGATGGCGACCCGCTGGGCCGCAGACCCGGCGACGCCCTTTGGCCTGAGCGGTATCCGGTCGCAGCGCTGGAGCGCATCCGCGCGGTGATGCGGCGCGAACACGGCGAACGGGCCTGGGAGGCGCTGTTCCAGCAGAACCCGACCCCTCGCGAGGGCGCGTTCTTCCGGGTGGGCCTGTTGGCGGTCGAAGATCGCCTGCCTGCGTGTTCGGAGTTGGTGCGCTCGTGGGATTTGGCGGCTTCGGTGGACGGCGACTGGACCGTGGGCCTTCTGATGGGCCGCGCGCCCGACGGTCGGTTCGTCGTGCTGGACGTTGTTCGTGGACGGTGGACTCCGGGCGAGGTTGAGCGCGAGATTCTCCGCATTGCGAAATCGGACGGGCCCGGCGTGCGGATCAGGTTGCCGAAGGACCCCGGCGCGGGCGGCGTGGCGTGGGCCATGCGGCTGGTCTCGATGCTCGCCGGTTACGACGTGCGGGCGGTCCGCGTGTCCGGTCGCGGCGACAAGGCGGTGCGGGCCTCGCCGCTCGCGGCCCAGATCGAGTCGGGCAACGTGCTTTGCGCCCGGCGGATGTGGACGGGAGCCTTCATCGAGGAACTGCGGGCGTTTCCTGCGGGGAAAAACGACGACCAAGTGGACGCGTCAGCGGACGCATTCGACGAACTGACCGGGGCCAGCCCGGTGGAAGGCTTTCACTCGACGTTTTTTGGTGAGCGATGAACCTATTCGGCTGGTCGATCGGACGCACCGCGCAATCGGGCCGCGAGGAGAACCGGGTCGCCCGCTACGCGCGTTTCGCCCGGCTGTTCGACGGCTGGATGGTGCGGGAAAACACGTCGCTGCAGACGCAGTCCAAGCGGCTTGTCTACAACTTTTTCCGGCCCGTGGTCACGGTGTCGGCGACGTGGCTCGCCGGTCAACCGCTGGCGTTCGAGGTCGAGAGCGGCTCGGATGCCGACGCTCAGTACCTCAGCGACCTGTGGCAACGGAGCGGCTCGGACGAGGCGTTCCTGAAGACGGCCTACCAGGCGGGAATCTACGGGGACGCCTGCATCAAGATCGAGCCGTCCGAACAGGGCGCGGTGCTGAAGTGGATCGACCCCTCGATCTGCTTCCCCGAGTTCGATCCGCACGACCACACGCGGCTGGTCGCCATGGTGGTGGCGTACAAGACGCAGCTCGCGACCGGCGGCGACGTCGAGTACCGGGCCGACTACAGGGCCGGGACCGTCACGGTCCGCATCGACGGCCACTTGGTGTCCGAGGGCTCTTACGACGAGGCCGCTTTGGGTGGCCCCCCGTTCGTTTGGATTCCGAACGACCACGTGGTCGGGTCGTGCTTCGGTCGCTCCGAGATCGAGCCCATCGTGCCATTGGTCGAGCGCTACGAGCACACGGCGCTGGCGCACTTCAACGTGCTCGACTACCACGGCTCGCCCAATCTCGCGGTGTTCGGTTCGGCCAGGCCGCAATCGGAGACGACCGAGAAGGGCGTCAAGACGGTTTACTGGTTCAACTCGCCGGAGGGCCGCATCGAGATGGTGGGCTGGCACGGTTCGTTCCCCGCCTACGGCGAGGAGCTGGAGCGGTTGCGGGACGCGATCGCGGAGATTTCGGAGGTTCCAAGGGTGGCCTTCGGTCGGATGGAAGGGACGACGGCGATTTCCGGCGTCGCGCTCAGAATCCTTTATGGGCCGCTCGTGGCCAAGACCGACCGGAAACGCGCCGTCTGGGGCCCGGCGCTGGAGCGCGCCGTCTGGATGGCAGCCATGGTCGACGGGATGTCCCTGGACCCCGAGCGCATCCACGCGGTGTGGCAGGACCCGATGCCCGGCGACGATCTGGCGCAGCTGGAGGGCCTGGAGGCGAAAGCCCGTCTCGGCGTGTCGCGGTCGCAGATTCTGAAGGAGCTCGAGTATTCGCCCGAAGAGATCGATGCGATGGCCGCCGAGCGCGACGCCCAAGACGAGCGCGACTCCGCCCGCAGGGCCGCGATGTTCGATTCTGGCGGGCAGGAGCGGGAGTAGGTGTCGTTCGAGCGCGACGCACGGGCGCACCGCGACCTGGGCGTGAAAGTCGAGCAGGAGACGGCGCTGCCGATCGTTCTCGCCTACCGGGGCGCCTTGGCGCTCATGAAACGCGAGTTCGACGCGGTGCTGGGCCGCTTTGGAGCGTCGCGGCGATCTGGAACGGGCTTTGCAGACGCTGGAAAACGTGCTGCTCGGGTTCGGCGTCCAATCGGTCCGCACGGTCGAGGGCGGGCGTCTCGCCGCCGTCGCTGCGGCCAGGTCGTCTGCGGAATCGCTGGTCAAGGGCGCCGCGGTTCGGATCGGCATCGACACATCGCTTTTTGTGCCGCCCGTAGAATCCGTGGCCGCGCTGGAGCGGTCGCTCGGCTCGAATCTGCCGCTGGGTCGGCTGTTCTCTTCGATCGCGCCAGAGGCTGCGGACGACGCGAAGCGGGCGATCATCGAGGGGATGCTGTCCGGCCAGAATCCGCGCGTCATCGCCCGCGATCTGGGCGACGCGCTTCAGGCGCCCCGCGCTCGGGCGCTGACGATTTCGAGGACCGAGGTCCTGCGTTCGTTCAGGGCTGCGAGCATCGCGACCTACCGAGCCCACGACGACACGGTGGACGGTTGGCAGTGGCTGAGCGCGCTCGACTCGCGCACCTGCGTGGTGTGCTGGGCGATGCACGGGACGGTCCACCCCGTGACCGAGCCGTTCGCGAGCCATCCGAACTGCCGATGCTCGCCGATTCCGGTGGTAGGCCCTCGGCTGCTGAGGCCTGGAGCCGAGGAGTTCGCCAAGCTGCCCGAATCCAGGCAGCGCGAGACCCTCGGGCCGCGCGCCTACGAGCTGTATAGAAGCGGCCAGATCGGCATCGCCGACCTTGTGAGGAAGGGCCGCAACGAGTGGGGGCCGTACCGGACGCGCCGACCCTTGAAGGATTTGAATCTGGCGGCGTGACGCCGCGCGGCCCCAGGAGGGCCCTAACAACCATGCCTGAAAACGATCAGACACAGGGCCAGGCGCCCGATCCCGCAAAGACTCAGACCACCCCGCCCGATCCGAACGCCGCTGGCGATTCGGGGGCTGGCGCGACCACGACGCTCGAGGGCGACGCTCTCAAGGCCGAACTCGACAAGGTCCGCAAGGAGGCCGCCGACTGGCGCACCAAGCTGCGGAAGTTCGAAGCCGCCGAGGCCGAGCGCCAGAAGTCGGAGATGAGCGAGACCGAGCGGCTCAGGGCCGAACTCGAGGAGCATCGCGCGAAGGTCGCAGCCGCAGAGGCGAAGGCCCTCGACGCCTCGGTTCGGGCCGCCGCCGCGAAGCTCGGGTTCGCCGATCCGTCGGACGCGACGCGGTTCATCGACCGAGAGGGCCTTAGCGACGACTCTGCGGACATCGAGACCCGGCTGAAAGCGGTGCTGAAGGCCAAGCCGTATCTCGGAGGGGCCAAGACGACCGTTCCGGGAGGCGGCGAGAACCCCGCGGGCGGCGCGGCGAAACAAACCGAGGCGCAGCGGCTCGAAGAGGTCAAGAAGCAGTTTCCGGCCCTGGCGAACAGGGTCTAGGAGCGAAACAAACCCATGGCAAACATCCTTCGCTACGAGCGGCAGTCCGCCGTCCCGTTCCAGGCCGGAGCCACCGTCGCCGTCGGCGAGCTGGTCGGCGTCAACGGTTCGGGCTCGTTCGTTTTGGCCGACAACAACGCGGCCACTCCCATCCGCGCCGTCGGCGTGGCCGTCACGGGCGGCGCGTCCGGTGCGAACCTCGCGATGGCGCTCAGCGGCGTCGTCGAGGACACGACTCTCTCTCTGACTCCCGGCCAGCCCGTGTATCTCTCGGCGACCGCCGGGGCGATCACCCAGACCAAGCCGACCGCCGCCGAGGCGGTGATCCAGCCGATCGGCATCGCCCTGTCGGCGACCAAGTGGGCGTTCAACATCGTGTGCCCCGAGGCGGCTTTGGCCGCGACGGGTGCGGGAGCGGTCGCGGCCGTGACTGGCCTGACCGTCGCCGAGTACGGCGATGGCATCGTCCACAAGACGGTGCTGACCTTCGAGGACGTGGATTTCGCCCTGACCGACGAGGCGGGCGTCGTGGCCTACGCGGGCCAGAAGGTGTACGACTTTCCGGCTGGGGCGATCCTCATGTTGGGAGCGGTCCTCGACCTCGACCTGACGAAGTCCTCGGCGGGCGTGAACGACGATTGGGACGGCGATGTCGGCGTCGGCACGGCCACGGCGGGCAACAACAACGCCCTGGCGACGACCGAGCAAGACATCATCCCGACCACGGCGACGCCTCAGGCGGTCGCTGGCGCGACCACGGCGAACGCCCAATCGACCGCGACCGAGAACAAGGTCCACGACGGAACTGGGACGGCGAAAGACTGCTTCGTCAACTTCCTCGTGGACGACGCCGACCACGACGTTACGGGCACGGCTTGCAACCTGATCGCCAACGGCACGTTGACCATGCACTGGATCAACCTGGGCGACTACTAAGAAACTTCCGGGGGCGGACGGCCGGTCCGCCCGCTCCCGAACCCTCCCGAACCCCGGTGGTTTGGAGACATCTGCACACGCTGACGGAGCAAAACAACTATGGCAAACATCCTCGGATACAACCGCGACACCGCGTTCGCCCTCACGGCGGCTGCGACGCTCGCGGTCGGCCAACTGGCCGGAATCAACTCCGACGGCGCTGCCGTGCTCGCCGACGCCGACGCGACGACTCCCATCCAGGCGGTCGGCGTGGTGGTGAAGGGCGGCGCGTCCGGCGACCGCGTGACACTCGCTCCCCAGGCCAAAGTCGAAGACCCGACCCTCTCGCTGACTCCCGGCGATCGCCTCTACACGAGCGACACGGCGGGCGCGGTGACGGGCACCAAGCCCTCGACGGCCACCGACCACATCCAGGCTGTGGGGTTCGCGATCTCCGCGACCCAGTTCCTGGTCAACTGCGTGCCTTCGAGCATCGGCGTTCAGGCGTCGGGCAACTCGACGGTGGCGTTCGTCTAAGGCGGGCCCGGCCCGCACGGAGATTCAACACTCATGTCTAACGGAATGATCGGATACACCCAGGGGTACATCGCCGACCAGACCCAGCTGCTGCAGGCCATCGTCGATGGGCTGGCGGTCTGGAACAAGTCGGAGGACCCTCTCGTTTCTCTGCTCTGCGCCGAGGAGACTCGGGAGATCGCGCGGGTCGCTCAGGCTCCGCTGACCTTCCAGCCCCACGGCGACGGAGCCAACCCGGACGCTCAGAAGCAGACCTACCGGCTGCTCCAGTTCCCACTGTCGAGCTACTCGCTGTCGGCGCCGTTCACGAAGCTCGGTCTTCAGGACGCGCTGGCGGACGACGTGATCGCGACGGCGAACGGCGCGATGGCGGGCGACGCGGAGCGCGTGACCTGCGAACTCATGCGGGCGATCTTTACGAAGCGCACCGCCGGTTCGGTCGGCACGGCCTACCAGGCGGGCTTCTTCAACGGAGAAACCGACGCGCCGAATTACGGGAACTTCTCGAACTACGGCAGCGCGGCCAACCACTACGCCGGTCTGAACACGACCACGTTCGCCAAGAGCCAGATCGTGGCAGCGGTCGAGGCGATGAACAAGTTCGGCTACGGCATGAACCCATCGACCTGCGTGGCCCTGTTCAACACCGACCAGAAGAGCGGCGTCTCTGCGGTCATGGACTCCACGGCCAGCATCGGGATCATCGCGACTCCCGAGCGGATCCGCGCGCTCGACCAGGGCGTCCAGGCGGACATCCGCATCGAGGGCGTGCGCTGCATCTTCCATCCATGGGTGCCGAGCGGCTACTTCGCGGTGATCGACGCGGCGACGAAGCCTTTGGCCAAGCGCGTCCACCCGAACCCCGAGTACCGAGGTCTGATGATCGATGGCCCGAACATCAGCTCGCCCCGCGATCCCCTGGTGGGCGCGGAGTACCTGCGGCGCGTCGGATTCGCCGTTCGCCACCTCGGCGCGGGCGTCTGCCGGCAGCTCGTCGGCTCGACGACCTACACCAACCCCACGTTCCGCCTGACGGCGGCCTAAACCCATGAGAGACTTCCCCAGCAGCGCCGAGCTTCGCGCGGCCACTCCCCACCGGAGCATTTCGCTCGAAATCGACCTGCTGGCGGGAATCTACGACCTGCTCCGGGAGATCGCCTTGCGGCTCCCGGAGCCTACGGTTTCAAGCGATGGCGTTCACCTACGATCTGACGACGAGTCGGGGGCAGACCCGGCTCCTGATTCCGGACACGGTGGAGGCGGCGGCGCTCTTCACGGACTCGGAGATCGACTGGTTTCTGAGCCAGGAGACGACCCCGAAGCTGGCGGCGGCCCTGGCGTGGGAGATCCTGGCGCGGGACCGGTCGAAGCTGGCCGCGATGGTGACTTTGGGCCAGTACTCGACTCGGGAGCAGGCGGCGAAGGACCTGCTGGAAATGGCTCGGGCGGTTCGCGCCCAGGCGGGCGGCGGGCTCCAGACCGGAACGCTGGCCGCAAACGACGACAAGTTTGAATCCTATCGCCCCGAGTGGCGCAGCCCCGACGACGACCCGGTGGTGGAATGAACCAGAGCTCGACCCTGGGCCGGATGCGCGCATCGCTCGATGCGAAGCTGACCGGCTCGTTCTCGACGTATGCGCTGAGCATCGCCAGCGACGGCTACGGCGGCCAGACGCAGACCTACACGCTGCGCGAGAGCGGGATCGAGGGGCATCTGGAAATGCCCGCGAAGGGCCGGGAGCAGGAGGTCGCCGCGAAGCTGACGACCGAACAGGTGTACGTTCTGCATCTGCCGAGCGGCACGACCGTAAACCCCACCGACCGCGTTTCGGACGGTTCGGTAACCTACGAAGTGTTGGCCGTGGACGCTCCTACGACGATGGAGCCGATGCGCGGCGCGTTCGTGGTTCGCGTGCAATGAGCAGTTTGAAGGTCCGCCGGTTGATCGAGGACCGCCAGGAGGCGGACCCGTTCGGGCGGTTGCCGAGTTTCGTGGCCGTGCCGCGCGCGTGGTACGACGGGTTGGTCTCCGACATTCGGGCCGCGACCGGCAAGGATTTGAGCGGGTGCAAGGGCATCGAGTTCATCGGCGTCGAGGTGTTTCCCGATGATCAGCATCACCGCATCGACTGACACTCGGGCCCTGAAGCGCGGCGGCGCGCGGCTGGCGGGCGAATTGGCCAAGATCGTGGCCGAGTCGGCCTTCGAGGTCGAGGCGCGGGCCAAGGTCGGCGCGCCCGTGGACACGGGGGCTCTCCGGGCCTCGATCTACACCCGCACGTTCCGGGGTTCGGGCTACTCCCAGGCGGCCGGCGTCGCGAAAGGGCTTCGGCCCGGTCGGACGGCCAAGGCGGCCCCGCAGCCGAAGAGCGCGATGGAGGCGTTCGTCGCCGCTGGCGTGAGCTACGCGGTTTACGTCGAGTACGGGGCGCGTGGTCGTCCGGCTAGGCATTTCATGGGGCGCGCGCTGCGCTCCGTGGCTCCCAGGTTTCGCGCCCGCGTCAGGCGGGCGATCATGAAGGCAGGCAGACCATGACGCTGGTGGATTACGGACTGGGCACGGCGACCGACGAGTCATCGCAAATCGCGGTTTCGGGTGGCGGACGCGATGCCGCGACAATCTGCAACTGCGACGACGCGTCGAATCTGTATCTGTTGTGGGGCGACACGGTGTCGCCCTCCGAGTTTGCCTTCAAGATTCTTCCGGGGCAATCGGTCACGATCGACGCCGACGAAACGGTCGATCTCTGGGTTGCCGCCGACGACGAAGCGACCTGTGCGTACACGTGGACAGAATGGGCGTCGTAGAGCTTCCGTACCTGCCGTTTGTGCGGACGCAGTTCGAGGAAATCGCCACACCGAGCGTCGCCACGACCGCCGCGTTCCCGGCAGTGGACGGCGGCAGCGTCAAGACGGACCCGCTGTGCTGGTGGGTGCCGATCTCGCTGCCGTTTCGGTCGCGAGTTTCGGGTCTGCGGTGGCGAGTCACGACTGCCCCCACGGGGGTCGTGCGCGTCCGAGCAGGTTTGTACGGGCCGAACGCGGGAAGGCGCGTCGGGGACAAGTTGGACGAAGGGCCGCTCGGGAACATGAGCGATCGAATCCACACGTTGGGCGCGGTGAGCTGGGTCGAACTGCCCTTCAGCGGGACGCTCGACTTGAGGCCAGGTTTGTACTGGCCGTGCATCGACATGGAGAGGTACGACACGGGCGGCGGCGAAACGGCGGGGCTAATGCCCGTTCGCACCGAGCGGTACACGCCCGCGGGGTCGGCCACGGTGAACTTCTTCACACGGATCATGTACGCGACGAACGCGGACCTGATAGCGACACCCTCTTTGCAGCGAACGGACATCGAGTCTGGGTTGCCCGACGGGAACCCGGTGGCGCCCGTGCCCAGGGACGCGCACGACGATTCGATCATGTATGCGGGGTTCTGTTTTCGGTGCGAACCATGGTGAAGATCGACGGGGGCTACGCGGTGGGTTGCGCGCCCTACATGGAGGCTCAGGCTCCGCCGTTCGACGCATACGCTTCGCCGCCGACCACTTCGGGCTTCTGTCAGCTACTGACCACGACGAGCAACCCGACGATTCCGAGGCTCGCCTATCTGCGGCACTACGTTCGGTGGCCGGTCGAAATCGCCGCTGTTCAGTTCGGCGTCTGGGCGTCCGGGGCGATGGTGGGATCGAGGAGACTGCGTGTCGGATTGCAGCACGCCAACCCGGCGAACGGGCTTCCGGCGGATACAATCGCCCAGTCCGAGGCGTTCGTGGGTACGGACTGCCTCCAGTACTCGAACCAATCGCTCATCGTGTGGTTCGAGAGGCCGGTACGGGTCTATCGCCCTGGCCCGATCTTGGTCCTGCTCGCCACGGAGCGCTACCAGTCCAATCTGGGAGAGTCGGGCGGAGGGCTTAGAGGCTTGCACAACGTGGCGTACTGGCCGTTTCAGGGTGCGTCGGCCTGGCCGTTCCAGCGGAACTTCTTCCTGAACACGGGCAACGTGTACGGCTACGACGCTATCGAGGACGACTTCCCCGAAGACGTGGCTTCGGCGCAATGCACCGAGGTCGGCGCCACCGCCAACGAGTTTCCAAACGCGACACCGTTTCTTCTCTGTAACAGGCTATGAGCGCACCCGAAACGTGGATCGGAGGACTGGCGGCGCAGTCAGGCTTCTTCGGGAAGCACCGCGCTCTGTGCGGCTACGCGGTTCGGATGGGCTTCGCGGGCGTGCGGGTGGGGTTTCCTCTCGACACCTATGCGCCGGACCCGAGCAGCGACTACGCAGCGGATCCGAGGCCTCGGGAGAAACGGTATCTGCGCGAAGCGGTTCGGGAGGTCGCGCAATCGGGCTTAAAGCTGCTCGCGCTGCTCGCGTACGGGCCGCGCAGCGACTCGGCCAAGTGGTTGTCGCTGAACGGCGGGGTGCCGTGGACGTTTCCGGCTGTGCCGCCCGCCGGGACAGGGAACTCGCTTTGGCTCGCGATGGGCGACGAGTACGAGACGATGATCGCCGACATCAAGCGGTACTGGCAGTACGACGGTCGAGACCTCGCCGACCTTACGTTTCAGTGGTGGAACGAGCCGGGGCTGGGAGGCGGGCCGGGCGGTTGCCTGTTTTCGACGTGGAGCGCCCAAAGCACGGGATTCAAGACCGCCAACCCTGCGGGAACGTGGCCGTCCGAGTTCCACGACCGCAACGATCTGATTCTGCCGGGTGTCAAGGCAGCGTGCTTGCCCTGCCGGCTGGTGGGGCCGTGTCCCAACGGCTCGCCGGGCACCGATCCAATCACCTCGGTGGAAATTTTCGAGCAGGAGTTGGCCAGCATGGCGACGTCGCGCGACTACTGGAGCGAGTTCGACGCCGTGTCCACCAACGCCTACGCGGTGAACACGACCGGGCCGACGCCGCCCACGTTGATCGAAGCGACACAGCCTTTCATCGACCGTAGGACGCTGGGGCGACGTTTGTACGCGGACCTGGCGTTCCAGCGGGTGTTCCACATCGCGGCCCGGCTTCGCGAAGAGCACCAGCCGTATCGAGATTTGCCGCTTTGGGTGACCGAGCACGGCAACCACCTGTACTCGTGCGGACTAACCGACGCGAACGGGAACGAGTGGCGCAACCGCCCAGCGGACCAGTTGGAGCGTGGCCGCTGCCTGCGCGAGGGCGTGCGCCGGATGCGTTTTCTGCCTGGACTGGAGGTCCTGTCGGTCTACACCGGGCAGAACAAGAGCAACGGCGAGGACGCCGCCGAGCATACGGCCTGGGGGCTGTCGTCTTGGGACCCTGCCGAGCGGCGGGGCGACTACTACGGCGCATCGCTGGCGTTCAAGGCGGGGCTGGCCCCGCAAGTCGGCGTGCAGCCTGAGGGTGTCGCCGGGGTCGGGGCCGGGGACGAGACCGCTTTGTCGAGTCTGGCCCGAGAGCGGAAGCCTAGAAGCTCCGCGTGGGCGGTGCCCGCATGACAAACCTTTACACGCTCGGCCAATCGGCGGTTCTGACGGTCGTGTGGCGCGACGACGAGGGGGCTTTGATCGACCCGGTGAGCATCGAATTGACGCTCACCCTGCCGGACGATTCGTCGGTTTCTTACGTCTACGACACCGACGTCGAACTGATCCGAGTGTCGCAGGGCGTGTACCGTGTTGTCCACGAGGTGGATCAGGCGGGCACATGGACGTGGCGCTGGGAGGCGACCGGGATTTTCGCCGACGCTCAGGAAGGTGTGTTCTACGCCGGGGTCGCGGTGGCGCCTGGCGATGCGAGCCTCGAAGAGCACGCCGCCGAGCAGTACCTCTTCACAATGCTGACCGCCGACGCGCAGGTCGCGGCGCTTGTCGGGACGCGCGTCTACTCGGGGCTGGCCCCGCACAACGCGACCTATCCGTTCGTGGTGTTCAGCCTGATCGACGGGTTCGACCACACGACGCAGGGCGTTCGACTGATGGCGGACCTGACCTATTTGGTCGAGTGCGTGGCCGAGGGCGCGTCGTACCCGTTCACCCTCGCAGGACACATCGATCGCGTGCTGCGGGATTCGGCGGGTTTTGTCGACGCGTTCACCGTAAACGTGGATAGGATTTCGGGTTTCACCCTGCCCGAGGCGGCTCAGGGCGGGAAACAGTATCGGCGCGCCGGAGGGCGCTATTTGATTTCGGTCAGGAGGCCGACGTAACACCAACATGGCAACTGTCTCTCTTCTCAAGGACGTCACCGTGACGATCACGGGCGGCGGCGCGGACGACGGCGCGTACACGGCTGGCAGTTCGGACACGCTGAAGGTCGATCAGATCACTCTCAGCGCCGAGGTCCGGACCGAGGACCACTCTACGGCTCAAGACCTGGTGGAGCAGCACCGCATCGTCAAGCAGTCGTTCGAGGTGACGATCGAGACCAAGTTGGAGGACGCGACTTCGCTCGGTCTGCTTCAGGGCAACGATTTGTTCACCATTGCGGTGAGCGGCGCGGGCACCGGACGCAATTTCTCGGGCGTGTTTGTCATCACGGGCCTCGAACAGAACTACGCGGGTCCATCGACCCTGCGCGCGACGTTCAAGACCTACGGCACAGCCCCGACGTTCTCCTAATGTCGAACCTTCGCGACCATCTCAAGCACAAGCGGTTTGCGGTTCGGACCGAAACCGTCGTTCACGAGGGCGCGACGTTCACCGTGCGATCCTCGGCGGACGCCGGGCTCTTCGCCTACGTCTACGCCCAGGACGGGCCTGCGCGCCGCGAGGAAGCCGGGCATCTGTCGAGGGTCGTCTCGGCGCGTGTGAACGAGACGTGGAAGTGCCCCGAAGAGATCGTTCCCACCATCCGGCTCATCCAGCGCACGCTGGTGGACGAGGAGGGCAAGAACTACCCCATCGACGTGATCGCCGAACTGGCGGCCAAGGACGGGCCGCTTTTCTGGGCTTTGGCCGAGGCTGCCGCCAAGTGCATCGGCGCAAGCGGCGACGCGATCGATGTTCAGGCGGAGATCGCCTCGGGAAACTCGCCGGAGCCGACCTCCCAGGACTCCTGATCGAGTCTGGAGTGTTGGCCGCCACCGGGAAACTCGCGAGCGTGTTGCGGCGCGAGGGATGGACGGACCAAGAGATCGAGCTTGCCGCGACCATCCAATGGCTGAGGGATTCGTGACATGGCACTGAGCGAAGTTCTGAAGGTCGGCCTGCGCGTCAACGGCGCGCAGGACGTGATCCGCGCGCTGGAGTCGGTGGGTGCGGCCGCCGACAAAACGGCGTCCAAGATCAACTCGACGCAGAAAGCGATGGGCGCGGCGGCGGCCACCATGGGCGGGGCGATCGCGGTCGTTTCGCTGCGGGCGTTACGAGAACATGGAGCGCTTCCGCATCAGCATGGAAGCGGCTGCCGGTTCGGGCGCGGGCTCGCGGATCGCCGACGAGGTTCAGCGCATCGCGGCGGCGTCTGCGTTTGGCGCGACCGAGTTGCAGGACGTGGCCCGCATTTGGCAGTCCATGACCGGACAAACCGGAAAGACGCTTCAGATGGTCAAGGCCCTGGAGGCCCTGGGCGCCCTCGGCGGCATGACCAACGAGCAGCTTCGGGGTTCTGGCGTGGCGATTTCCCAACTCGCGTCGAGCGAGCGCGTCATGGGCCAGGACGTGCTTCAGCTCGTAAACAACGGGTTCCCGATGGCGGCCCTACTCAAAGAGCTCGGCGTGTCGAGCAGCCGCGACCTCTACGGGATGGAGTCGAAGAAGGTCATCGACGCGATACTGAAGGCCAGCGACTCGCCCGAAGCGCGGGAGGCTGCGGCGAGGCTGTCCAAGCTGCCGACCGTGCAGCTGCAGAACGCGCTGGAGGCCGTCAACCGGGCTCTCGCGCCGACCGGCAAACTGCTCGGCGAGCTGATGGCCGCCTTGGCCCCGTTGCTCACGGGGCTGATCGGTTTCTTGGCGCACCTGAACGCCGTCACGAACGGCTGGGCCGGCATGGTGACCATCGTCGGCCTGGTGGGCGGCGGGCTCTACATGATGATCGGCGGCATGGGCCGCGCGGTCGCGGCGCTCAACGCGCTGGCGGCTGCGGCGACTCGGGCGGCTGTGGCCCAGAGCGTCGGCGGGATCGCCGGAGGCCCTCAGCGGCTCTACGGCCGAGCGGCGGCCCTCAACAACCTGAAGTGGGCCGCTCGCGGAATGGTCGGCCCAGCGGGAGCGGTGGCGGGGTTGACCGCTGCCGGGCTTGCGGGAATGTACGGGGTCGTGAAGGGCCTGGAGCACCTCACGGGCAACGCTGGCCGCCGCGACGCCAACGGGACGACCTTCGAGGATCGCCTGGGTCGGCTGTTCGGCGGCGGGACGCCTCAGAAGAGCGACGACTTGGAACGTGGCGTTGCCAAGGCGATCGCCAACCAGATGCGCTAGCGCCTGCCAGACAGTTGCGCGATCCAGAACGGGGCGAACACTGGCCCGATTGGCCCGATCGGCGTGCGTTCGTCGAGGACGATGGCCTCGTGCGGATCGTGTGGGCCAGTGTCGAAGCTCGCCAATGTTCGACGTGAAACATTCAGCCGGTTCCAGTTGGCCGACTGGAGCGACAGAAGACCGTCTTGCGCGTGCGAAAGCGCGGACCATGCCGCTGGCGTCGTGACGGACGGCCTGAGCGTCCACAGCGGCGTTCTTCCGTCGAGGAAGCGGTCTTCCGTGGCTCCTATCAGGAACACCGACCTGAAGCGGGTCTCCTGGGCCCAATACGCGGCGTGGCCGCCTCCCTGCGAGTGTCCCCCTATGGATACTCGGCTCGCGAGCAGATTCCAATCGTCGGTTGGCCTGTTGACTCGCAGCCACAGAATCAGCCGGTTGAGGCGAGCCAGGACGCTCTGCTCGTAGGGTATCGCCACGTGCGGCGACCAGTCGCCACCGAAAAGGACCTCGCGCCGCAGCTTGCCGTGAGCATCTTGGTCGGGGTCCTCGCGGCACAGGCGATCCACGTTTTGGAGGTTTGGATAGCTGAGCGCGATGACGCGCCATCCGTGCGCGGCCAGGGTGCGCGCGTAGGTGCGGTACCAGATCGGTTGCCAGTCGGTTGCGGGCAGGAACACCACCGTCGGCGCGCGGCGCGGGTTTGTCGGCAGCGCGATCACGTGTTTGGCATCGTTGATCGTCGGCGGAATTCCGGTTTCGGACGGCCTCACCTCGATGAGCGACGGGCCAAGCCCGAGAGTCCACGCCGCGACCGCCGCCAAGATCATGCAGGCATTGTAACATGGCCGCATTCCTCACCCTGACCTTGAACCCGGTGCGCACGGAGTTGTTGCGCGAGGGGTGGTCGAGGAGCGTGGCGGCGCAGTCGTTCCGATTCCAGTCGGTGAACGACGCTGGCGACGGGTGGGTGCCGACGAGCGTGCCGAGCGCGATCTGGCAGGAGCCGAACACCGGGCTGCTGATGCTCCGCCCGAAGGTGTTGCAGCCCGACTACGCCGTGTCGCTCCCGGACGCGATCCCCTACAATCAGTTCCTGTTCGGGGCCAACGAGTTTCTGGACTACCGCACCGGCAACGCTTTCGCCGTTCGGCGCGCGTCCTCCGGCGCGAGCCTGGCAGACGTGTCGCCCACATCGGCGCTCATCGAGGCGCTGATCGCCGCGAGCCTGGAGACGGTTCTCTCGGCGGCGGCCAGGACCAGCGTGCCGCTGGCCCTCAACGAGGGGTTCAGCGTTTGGATCCAGCCGACGGGGATTTTCGTGGACCGGGCCCAGGCGTTCTTCGCCGTCGGGTTCGGGGGCCGCTTCGCGATCTTGTTCGACATGGACGGGTCGGCGCGGTTCTACGCGCGCGAGAGCGAGACGCCGGGCTCGGCCTACCGGCTGGCGCAGTCGTTCCGGTTCCTCAGCGGCTCGGTCGGCCACACGCAGAGCTACCAGATCACGGTGATCCCGTTCGGGGACCGCTGGATCGGGGTGTACAGCTCGCAGTTGCCCGAGAACAAGCTGCGGAACTTCCGCACCCAGTCGGCGAGCGTGAGCGGTTCGCAGGGGGCGCTCATCGACCTCAAGGCCCTCGGCTATTCCTGCCCGTGGGACGCAACCCTCCGGCAATTCCGGAAGGTTCCGCCCGCGCCGCTCGAGTTCGGAATGCCGAAGCTGGACTGGGGCATGAGCCTCTCGGTCCACAGGGTGGCCTATTCGACGAACTACGAGTACGCGGACATCGGCGTCGAGAGTCTGCCGGAGCCCAAGCCTGACCAAACGCCTTCGGTCGTGGCGCGGGGCTACGAGGGCCAGGTTGCCGAGCCCGGCGACACGCCCGCCGACGTGACCGTGGCCATGTACAACCAGGCGGCCGCGACCACTTGGGACGACGCGGCGGATACGGGGATCGTGGCGCGGCTCGGGCTGAAGGGCTCGACGAACGGCCGCTACAGCCCCGAGGTCTACTCGCTGGACTACGAGGTGGCCGAGACCACCCACGAGCCGTCGTGGACCCCGGTGGACGCGAGCGACCTTTGGCAGACCGTGCGCTTCGACCTGAGCGCCGATATGGAGCCCGCTCGGGCGTTCGTGAGGCTCGGGCCCGACCCCGGCGACCTGCCCAACCTGTTCCGCACGGGCGGGCCGCTCAGGGTCGAGATTTCGTCCACCAACGTTTTCGACGGCTACATCGTCGAAAAGCAGCCGACGATCTACGGCGCGAAGCGGTTGATGGTGCGCCAACTGGAGTGCGTGGACATGTGGGCGCGCCTGGAGGCCGCCGAAGTCGGCGACCACAAGAGCCTGACCGAGCTCGGCGTTCTGGACCTGGTGAAGAGCCTGATCCGCCGGGCCGGTTTCACCGACGACGACATCGCGGTGGACGACCCGGACTCGGTGCTAACCGATCTGAAAATGCCGAGCGTCAGCAACTCGCTGGACCTGGCCACGCTCAACGACGACGCCACGGTGGCGGACGCGCTGCGCGAGATCCGAAAGAGCGTGTGCCCCGACCTGCGGGTGCGCTGGTACGGCGGCGAGTGGAAGGTGCACCTGCGGCCCGAGTACGACGGGACCGCGCCGACGATCAAGATTCTCACCGACCGCGACCTGGCCACGGGCTACAGCGGCGGCATCGCCGATGCGACCCGATGGACGGCCCACGAGTACACGACTCGGGGCAACGTCGAGGTCACGGTCCGCGAGCCCCGATTCAACAAGTTGCTGTGCACGGGCGTCGGTTCGCTGAGCGACGACCCCCACGCGGTGATCGTGTTTCAGTCCGAGTCCGACGAGGTGGACGACGAGACCGCCATGCGGTTCACGGGCCGCTCGATTCCGAAGCGGATCGGCGCCGCCGAAACGGGAATCTGCCAGACCATCGAGGACCTGACCCGGTTGGCGCGCGCGCACTGGGACGCTCGGGACCGGGAGCGGATCGTCTGCGAGTTCCCCGCCGAGTGGAACCCCGAGATCGAGCCCGATACGTTCGTTTGGCTGATCACGCGCGACGACGCCGGGGACCGGGCTTCGCTCGGGGCGTGGCGGGTGCTGACCGTGCGCGTCGAGGCGACGATGGACGTGCCGACGCGAGACCAGCGCTACGCGCTGACCGCCAACTACGTCTGCGAGTGGGCGGGCGAAGCGACCGACGAGGACACGCCGATGCTGGTGGAGGATTTGCCGTAATGGACGAGCGAGACGTCAGGGAGTGGATGGACGCCAACCTCGCCCGCAAGGCGCTCGAGTTCGGGCTTGCCGACTGGGAGATCAAGTGGGCCGAAGAGGACGTCGAGGGTGGCTCGGCCAGCGTCGAGGCGAAGCCCGAGTACCGGTTCGCGAAGATCAACATCGACGTCCGCGATCAGAAGTCCGCAGCGGACCTGGAGCGCACGGTCGAGCACGAGTTGCTGCACGCGGTTTCCAGCAACGTCTACGACACGGCGTGGACCCTGATCCAACAGTGCTCCGCGAGCGACGCGGAGAAGGCGATCCTGTGCAAGGCGCTGGTGTCCGCCGTCGAGCGGGATTGCACTCAGATGGAGCGGCTTGTGTCCGGATTGCGAGGCAAGCCTTGAAGAGCATCGCCGCCGACTTGTTGGCCGCAGCCGTCGAGAGGCGGGCGCGCATGGAGCGGATGGGCGTGTTTCGGCCCGTCGTGTCGCGCGCGCGCGCCATCGAGGCGACCGTGGACGTCCCGCAGTTGCCCACGCGGGCGACGGCGAACCTCACCGAGCCCACGAGCGGCGAACTCGCGTTCGTGGTCGGCTACTCGCGGGTCGGCGGGACCGACGCGGTGAGTTAGAGCAGACCTAGAATCCAGCCGAGGGCGTAGCACATGACGCACCACGGAATCAGCCAGCGGGATTCGCCCAGAAGATCGTCGATGCGCATGGCGCGACTGTTAGCATGAACGCGGGGCTGTACTGGAGTTGCGACCGATGGGAGCAGTCGGTGTACGCGACGGCGGCCTACGTCGTGAGCGACGGCGCGAACGGCATCGAACTCTGCGGGGGCTACGCGGAGAGCTCGTTCCAGAGCGGGGCGGGCTCGACCACCAGCGGGTTCAAGATTTCGGCCCAGAGCCGCTACCGGATCGTTTCGGGCGGGTCGGCGGAGTGCGAGTACGCGCTCTCGATCGGCGGCGTTCCGATCCACACCGAGGTGGTGCCCGGCTGGCAGTCGGCGCCCGCGGCTCGGCTCGAACTGGACGACCTGCGGGTCTACGTCCGGATCGTGTCCGGGCTCTACGTCTGGGAGGTGCGCTGGTCGGCTTTGCGGTTCTACGCGCAGGGTTCGCTCGTGTATTCGAGCGGCCTGGCGTGGCAGTACGGGCCGCTCGGGCTCTTGACTCCGGCCAGCATTCCGCTGATCGGGATTCCGCCGAGGGTCGGCGCGACGGCCTCGCTGTCTCTTCAGCCCGCCGAGGACGGTCCGGCGTTTCCTGGGCTCGGCACGTTCGAGCATTCGGCGACGGCGGCGGTCACGGCTGGCGGCTATCGGTGGCTGATCGGCTCGACGTGGCACGCTCCTGCGGTCGCGCTGTCGGTCGAGGCGGTTCCTGCGGCCGGCTGCGCGCTCGCGGCTCCCTCCGTGACCTGCACGGCGACCAACGCGGGCACCGCCGAGGCGTGGGCGAGGTGGGAGCAGACGAGCCCCACGTCGCGCGACTGGGACGTGGCGTCGAGCTCGTTCGTGCCGATCCCGCAGTACTCGAGGTCGGTGGCGCGGCTGGGACCCGACTACGCGGCTCTCGTCTATCGGGGCGGTTTTCCGCAGGCGCAGCGCACGGCCAGCATCGTCTGCGACGCCTACACGGGCGGGACTGCGACCGTGGCGAGCACCGAGCTCAGCCCTGCGCGGTCGGAGTTCCTGGCCAACGTCGGCTCGGCGGCGCACGCGATCGAGGATCCGTTCGCGGACTCCATCTACGGCGGGTACACGTTCAGCCGGACGTTCTATTTGAGCGACGCCAGCGGGCTGGTCTCGGACTCTGCGGTATCGGGCGGCGCGCCGAGCGTGAACCAGCCGAGCGACGTGCTGCCCTACCTGCTGGTCGGGTCGGGCGCGGCGGAAGCGAACCTTGCTCGCTACATCAACACGACTTGCAGCCCGCATTGGTCGCTGTTCCTGTGGTTCCCGCCGGACGTGGCGAGCGGCGACCTTCAGCCCTACGAGTGGCCGGTGTTCGGCGAGCGGGCCAACCCGAGCGTGTACTGGCTGTGGGGCCGCCAGCAGTGGGCTCACCACCCGGACCTGCCGGGCGGAGAGAACACGCATCGGCGGCACGACGTGTTCTTGGAGCCCATGCAGGACGGGCTGCTCTTCGGCTACGTGTCTGCCGTATTCGGTCAGGACACCCACTGGTGGGGCGTCTCTCGCTTCCAGGTGGACGCTCTGGCCAGCGAGACGAACAAGACCAAGACCTACTTGGACCCGGCGATCTGGAGCGTGACGGACGGCTCGGTCGTCCACGGGTCGAACATGGCCGTGACCGCCGACCCCGGCGAATCAACGGTCGTGCTGGAATGCGACCTGGCTTCGATCTCCCGCGAGCCGTGGTGCTATTCGGCGTTCGCCGAAACGTTCGACCTCGAATGGGCGGGCGCGGACATCGCCTCGGTCCTGGTGGAGTTGGTCGGCTGGGATGGCTCGGCGACCGAACTGGCCTCCGAGGGCGCGGGGGCGCATTCGGATTCCTACACGTGGCCGACGACCAGGCCCGCGAAGCGCTACGTCGGATCGTGGGCTCGCGAGTTCGGCTGGCTGGCGTTCGTGGGCCGCGATCGCGGCGTAGACCTGCTTGGAGACGGCTACTCGCTGCCTTCGATGCTCGACCCCGACCGAAACACGGTCTACCAGCTCCTGCCGACGCGGACGTCGGCGACCCTGCGGTTCACGGTGACGCTCTCGGCTCCGGGCGGTTCGTTCGACCTCGAGTACCCGGTCCTGACGCAGTTCACGGACGTTCCGCAAGTGGTGCCCGAGACCCCGCAGGTCGCGGCGCTCCTGTATCCGACCGGCGGCGCGGCGCGGTTCGGGGCTTGGGAGTTTCCCACCGCTCTGCCGGTGGTGCCGGTGCCCGCCGAAGCCTACCGGTCTCCGACGGTCTACGACTGGTTCTGCTGGCGCAACCTCGTTTACGAGGGGCGCGACCCGCTGACGGGGATGGCCGCTCGGCTGGCGCAGACGTTCGACCCGCAGGAGGGGCAGGGTGTGAACGACGCGGCCAGCGGCACGATGGCCGTGGCCGTCCGGAACGGCTCTTCGGCGTCGATGGCGCTGATCAACGGGCTGGCCGAGTGCCCGCCCGCGCTGATGTGCCCAAACTGGGAGCGCAACGAGGGCCTGGCAGAGACGGGGACGACTCCGATCCTCAAGAGCTGGTCGTACTGTTCCCAGCGGCGGTTCGTCGCAAGCCAGACCGAGGCGGTGGGGCACTTCGACCCCGATGGCGCGACCGAGATCACCGGCGCGTCGGCCCTGCTGAGCCAGGCGGGCTGGAGCATCCGCGACCACGCGCTGGCCGTGGACAACGAGGAAGGCCCGACCTATCCGGTGGTGTGGAGCGGCGAGAAGAAAGCCATGGCCAGCCCCTGGCACGGCTACTTCGTTTCGACGGGCGAGGAGATTCGCGGCGGCGACGTGGCGAGCGCTGCGGACCACCGCTACGGCCTGCTCTACGACGCGCGGGTGGACGGCGACGGCGTTTGGTGCCGACGCTACGAGATCGGCGGGATCGACGACGAGTTTCGAGCGGTCGCATCGGCGGACGTTTCCGCTGCGGGGATCGCGGTTCTGCCGACCGGCGCGGTCTGCATCGCCTACGCGGACGATGGCGACGTTTCGAGGATTCTGAGCTATGACCAAGGCGAAAACTGGAGCGCGCCCGTGGCGGTAGGGAGCGGCACGGAGGTCGCCGTGTGCGCGGACGAGCGCACGGGCTGGCTGTTCTACGCGTACCACGACGGGGCCGACTTCGTGTGCAAGCGCGAGACGGATTCGGCTTCTGGGATCGTGACGGCTGGGACGATCCTGACGGGTTCGGCGGCCCGCATCGGCCTGGTCGTGGCCCCCGATTCGCACCGCTCGCTGATCGCCACGATCGAGGTCGGCGGCACGATCAAGAAGTTCCGCTCGACGAACCAGGGCGAGGATTGGACAGAGGTCTAAATGGCTGGCTACACCGACATCTCGACGGGCGGCGTTTTGACGGCCGCAGGCTACAACGGGAACTTCGAAGCGTTGGAGCTTACGGCGCTGCACGTCTGGGGCTACGGCGTGATCAGCGGGCTGACGCTCTCGACCGCTGCGGACCTCGATCTGCCCATCGCGGCGGGCGTGCTGACGACGCTCAAGACGGTTTCGCTGGCGAGCGTGGCCGACCACACGCTGCCCGACGCATCGACCCGCTACGTCTGGATCGACAACGAGGGGAACACGGTGGACACGGCCACCACGACCTCGCCGGGCGCGGGCTACGTCTGCCTCGGAAAGGCGGTGACGAGCGGCGGCGCGATCACGAGCGTGACGACCGAGAACCGCTGGCACGCGCCTCGGTTTTCGCTGTCGGCGCGGACCTGGACGTTTGGGGACCCGAGCAACGGGACGGGATGGATCTACGACGGCGCGAACGGGCGACTCGGGTTCGGCGTGGTGCCGACTCGGGCTTTCCAGTTCGGGGTTTCGCCGACGGCTCCGGGGCTGACGCTGGCCGAGCAGGGCGGCTCTCCGAGCGACGAATCGGGCTTCGGGAAGCTGTTCGCGAAGGCGAGCGACTCGGAGCTGTACTACCGGGACGACTCGGGCAACGAGACGCGGCTGACGAACAACGGGGTGCCGGGGTGGGGCTTTGCGGCCCGCGCGGTGACGACCACGGACGACATCGAGGTCGGCGACGCCTTCCTGGCGGTGGACACGACGGGCGGCGCGGTGACGATCAACCTCGTGGACCCTACCGGATGGGACGACGGGCGCATCGTGACGATCAAGGACGTCTCGGGGACTGCCGGCACCAACAACATCACGCTCGACCCCGCTTCCGGCATCAACCTCGACGGGTCGGGCTCCAACCGGGTGATCTCGCTCGCCTACGGCTCCATCAGAATCGCCTGCTTCGGCGGCGATTGGTACACGGTGTAAACGCTCATGCCTACCGCTCCTCTGCCCGCTCTGCTGGTTCCCTCGGACCTGATCGCCTCGCCTTCGGCGGGGCTGTTCGTCGCCGTCCATTCGGGCGGCGCGTCCTTCGAGACTCGGGCTTTGCTCGCCGCAGACCTGCCGACGCACGATCTGGTGTCGAAGCACTCTGCGTCGGGGCTCACGTCCGGACACCTGCTCAGGGCCACGGGCGCATCGTCGTTTGCGTTCGGTGCGCTGACAGTTGGCGACCCCATGAGCGGGGGGGCGGCGAAGAACATCCTCTACCAAGGGGCGTCGGGGGTGCTGGCGTCCTCGACTTCGCTCGTCTGGGACTACACCAACAGCCGACTCGGTATCGGAGTCAGTTCCCCGGCGTACGTTTTTCACGCAGTCGGGACCAGCGGACTGTTCATCACCGCCGACACCGACAGCGACAACGCGACGAAGCAGACGCGGCTCGGCACAAGGGCCTACGTGAACTCGCAGAACGCTTTTGTGGCCTTTTATCTTGCAGCCCAACTCGCCGCCAACGCCTTGAACATTGGTGGCGGTACGTCCAGCGGTCAAGCTGCTACCGAAGTCTGGTTCTACACCGCCTCGGCGGTGAACACCTCGACGGGCACAGTGCGTGCGAAAATCGACGGTTCCGGCGATTGGACGGTCGCACGAGACGGAGGACGGGTCTTCATCGGTGCTTCGACCACCCCGACCGCCACGCTCGATCTATTGGCGAGCTCCGCCACTCGCGCGTCGCTTCGCATCCGAGCGGGGACCGCGCCGACGTCCCCAAACGACGGCGACATCTGGTTCGACGGCACCGATCTCAAGCTCCGCTCCGGCGGGGTCACGTACACTCTCACCAAGACGTAA